TCATAACAGGAATTTTTTTGCAATTTGATTTACTTTTTCTACAATACGTTTTGTTTGTAATCCCGCTATAATTAAAGCATTTACTTTGCTTTCTAATTCATCAAGTACCTTTAAATATTCTTCTTCGTCTACACAATTAATATGTCTAAAATCAACTGAAATTGGATAATCTCTAAATTGAGAGATTGCTTCTTTCATTCCTGAATGAATCAATTGAAAAAATGGATTTCCTTTTTCAATCATAATCATTCCTATTGTAAGTGGTGTTTTAGAATCAGCTAAAGCTCTTCCTAACATATTTGGATGATAATCATTTTCATCCATAATATCACGTATTCTCTTTTCTACTTCGGGAGCAACGCGTCCTCGTTGATGAATAACACGATCAACGGTTCCTCTAGAAACACCTGCAAGTTTTGCGATTTGTGTAATTGTAATACTCATAGAATTTTTTCTTTTTAGTGAATATAAAATAGTGGGATTGTTTCAATAACAACCCCAACTATCTCACTTCAATTATTCAAACTCTATCATTTAGTGATAATTCTTAAAAAAAAATACTGTTAAATTGCCAATTTATACACAATTTTTATACAATTTTATCAACAAATATAATCAATATTTTATATTTGGGAGTAAAATAGGAGTAAAAAAGACCTACCCAAATTAATGAGTAGGTCTTTCTGTTTAGTTAATAAAATAAAGTTGTAGTTTTTTTTGAAGAATAGATAATATTACATTTACTTTTTCTGTTAACTAACAAATATATTATACACTATATTTAAACGATTAACATCCAATTAATTTTAAAATAGTGTTTCTTCCTGCAATTCCATCAACTTTCAATCCTCTATCTGATTGGAATTGTTTTACTGCAGCTTCTAATCCACTTCCAAACTTACCTGGACATTCAACACCGCCAACATCGTATCCTCGACACATTAATGCAATTTCTACCGCTGTTACCATATATTGAGTTTCTTTTCTTTTAACATAGTGATGTCCTAACGCTGATTTAGATTTCTTTCCGAATGAGCCATCAACTGTTAATTTGGAACCATAATCCAAATTCATTGCATGTTGGAAGCATCTAGCAATATTTGCTTGAGTCTTAGGACCATATGCACCATCAGTTGCAATACTATGTCCCGTAAAGTTAATTGAATGTTGTTGTCCTCTTGAAATAATACTGTCTAAGTTGTCATTTTTAGCTGCAGATGGAGTAGCAGTAGATGTCCCTAGATTTCCAACAATTGAATTAACAATATTATTTTTAAAATTTTTCCAAACATTGTCATCTAAAAGTCCATTACAATTAGGACATAATTTACCATTTACATCATAATGACGATAAACATGATCAATATCAATGTTATATTTTTTCATCAACGCACGTGCTAATGCATATACATTTTCTAATGTCTTATCGGTAATTTCAACAACACCATTTTTATTGGAATCACATACTTCAATCGACAATGAATTACTGTTAGTGATGATTTGATACATTGGATGATGAGCCGATTGACACTTACCACCAACACTATAAGCTACGTAATCATCTGGAACTGAATGTGTAACTGAATCATCATCAACAAAGTAATGGGCAGAAGCTTTAACTACGTTGTTAGCAAAATATTTTCCATTTGCTTCATCACTATCTCCATCATTACTTGTATAATGAATGACTAAATATTTAATTTTTGATAAATCTCTTTTTGAACCATAATTAGCTTTATTCGCTAAATGTTCTTTCATAACATAACTCATATGCTATTTCCTCCTTTTTTTAAATAAAAAGAGAGCTATTCACTCTCTTTCTCTAATTCCTCTTTGATTTCATCAATTCTTTTCCATATTGCTTTAGTTTCACGCTCTTGAAGCGCCATACGTTCAACTACGTTATTGTGCTTTTCAACTTTTTTTGTCAGCTCATCAATACGATAATTCATTAATGTATTAGCTTTATTGTTTGAAAACATTGTAGTGATTACACTAGGCACAGCTACACATAGACCAGAAATCAAAGCAACTGTAACTGCTTCTGTCATATGATTTCACTCCTAACCTTCATCTACAATTTCTTCCAACTCTGGAAGTCCTGCAACGCTTGTTAGAATAGAAACAACACCAGATAGACAACTTGCACTGATGATCATTGCCCAATTCACTTCATTCATGACTGTAGATGTTCCAATTAGTGCTACAGCAGTTTGAGCTACTGTTTTGATTGCTCTAATACCTGCAGCTTTTACCCACTGATTAAAATCATATTTTTTAACTTTCAATTCAATCACCCTTTCTAGATAGTTTTAAGCCGTGTCCAGGGCATCAAAAAAAGGACTTTCGTCCTTTAATCATTCGCTTTTTATATACTTCAATATTGCATATCCTGTTGCATTTGGAAAACCATTTGATTTTCCAACTTGCAATATTAAATTTGTTTTAGTTATTTGAATAGAAATACCATCATGATCGTCATCTTTATGTGCACGCGGCATCATGTGGTTTGTTCCATCACTTGTTTTTATAAATAAATCACAACTCAATACTCTGTTTAAATCTGATATATTATGTGGTACATATTTATCCTCGCTATCAAACCCAGTTACGAGTATTACTTTGCAATATATTTTTTTACCATCTATCCAATATAATCCCGTTTCTTGTTCTTCTAAAGAAAAGTTAAGATTTAATAATGTATTTCCATTTGCATTAACAAATTGAGACATAAGTTCCTATTTGCTAGCAATCAGTATCCTATTACTTGGTATATTGTTCCTTCAACCGCAGCTAGATACGTACCACCAATGACTTTAGTACATCCACTTAATGTAACATTTTTGCCACTAAAAACAAGAATCATCTCATATATAGAAACAGTATTTCCATCTGTATGAACATCTGATAAATGTACTCTTGCACCTGCTTTTAATGACATTCTAGTACTTTTAGGATTTATCCAGTTATGACTTCTATAAAAGATTTCTAAATAGTCATAATTAGAAATATCTTCAGTTAATGTAAAATCACTTTGTGTTGCACCATCAAATAATATTGTTCCAATTGGAATTTTAGTTCCATCATTTTTAACAAATTTTCCCATATCATGGAACAGCTTTTATTTATGACTAATATCTTCCAATGACTTTAGTAACAGTTGTACCTTGATTGTTAGATGAATTTGTCCATCTACAATTATCAATGTGTAACAGTTTTGATGTCTGATTATATTTAAAAGACATACTAGTAACAGTCCAGTTGTTAACAACACCAGAATATATGATCTCTCCATCAATAATTGGTGCAATAACCGCGCTATTATCACTAATTATGATTAACTCTTTAAATTTCAAAGCATCATCATTTAATGTTAAATCGTGACCATAGCCGAAATGACTACCACTCCAAAGAACAACATCAGCATTGATTTCATCTCCGCTAGAATTAACAAATTTAGCCATAAATAACACCTCTCTTTAAAGAAGCACAGCTATTCAACTGCACCTCCTTTTTTAGAGATAATAGGTAAAAGGATACTGTTTTTACTATTGCTAGTAAACAGTCCCCCCCCCCCACGAATTTTTTAATTTTTGACATTTGTATGATCCTCTCTTTCTTTAATTCTTTTAATAAAAATCAAATAAGAAAAGCTACTAGTGCCTTTATTTTTTTGTGTAACGAATAATTGCTTTAAATTTATAATTTGCCCAACTATAGTTATTAGCAAAACGAATGTTATCTACATTCAAAATGAAATACGTCACATAAAATGTTCCTGTATTACCACCAGAATAATAAACAACAGGAAATCTATAGAAATCTTCTCCATTGGAACATGTGACTTCATAATCAATAAACTCGTTTAAATTACTGATTGAATGATTGATTGTGCTTACTCCAACGTTCAATCCGGTCCACGTAATGATTTTTTCATAAATCTTTTTACCATCAATCCAGTACTTTCCTGTCCAGTGCTCATCAGTTGACATTTGTAAATTAAGCAATTCATTCCCATCTTTATCAATAAGTTTTGGCATGTTGACATTCAGATTAAAACTAATCTAAATGCTTGTCACCACCAATCTTTTTAAAGAATGAGAAAAGGCACTTTGATGTACCTTCTCTAATTTGTGTAAGTCGTGTGTGTGTGTGTGTGTACAACGCACTCACGTGTTTCAAAATCTTTCATATTTTTCTCCTTTTAAAAAAGAGCAGAAATCAATCTACTCTTTGTAATATACTGCATCTTTTAAATCAGTTTCTAATTCACTGACTGTCTTTTCAAGCTGTCCAACTCGCTTTTGCAATGATGTTAATTGTGACTTCAAAACAAACGTATCTTTTAACTTTGTCATAAAAGTTTTTAAAATATCACTTGTTAGAAACTTAGTGCTATTAGCTGAAACAGTTGTTGAAGATGCGTGCTCACTTACATTTGAAAACAAAACTCTTTTAAAGAAATCTTTCATATATAAGACCTCCTAGTTGATTATGCTCCAAATACTTCAGTCCACATTGTATTTAATTCAGTATCAGTCATTACTACTAATTTAGCATTGATAGCTGAAGTTACTTGTGTTGCAGTTTGATATCCTGAATCATTTGTCAATGATGATACTTTTGTTGGAATATCAGTCTTTTTAGCATAAGAGCTTAGATCCATTTCTCTTGAACCTAATTTTTCAAATTTAGAATTGATATAGATGTATTCATCATAGATATTATTACCAGAATCACTATTAGCAACTAAATAGATAATACCTTTTTTACCAGTTGAAGGTAATGATTCGACAACTGAGTAATCGATTTGAGTTACTCCTGATACTGCAGATGCGATTTCTTTTGTTACATCAGCTGATTTAGCATAAGCTGTTAGATCAACATTTACAGCTTTCGATGAATCAGGAGTTAAAGCTTTACCATTTACTTTTACAGTTTCAATTTTGTTTGCTTGAGCACCAGTAGCAACACCGTTTAATTTTGTTTTATCAGCATTTGTATAGTCATTTGTAGATAGACCTTTACCAGTTTCTTTTGCTACAAATTTTCCTTCACCCCATGCTTTAATTTTTCCTAATGCTGATTTTAAAATTGTATCATTTACAAAACTCATATTTTTTTCTTCTTTCTTTCTATAAATTTAATTAATTAAAAATTTCATTCCATATGTTTTCCAAGTCTTTATCTTGCATAATATCAAACTTGTCATCTAAATCAATTGACTTTAAATAACCGTCAACCTCACTACGAACAATCTTTATCCATTCTGTACGTTCTTCTGGAAGAATATCATTGCCATTTCCTATCGTAGATCTAACAATAAAAGATACGACACCAAGATGTACTTCCTTTAATTCACTAACTAACAGAAAAGATAAATTCAATAATCCATCTTTTTGAAATGCATCTTTATTTAATGAAAACACTCCATTTTCATCAATTTCCAACAACTGAGTTTTTTCAAAATAATTTGTTCTATAAAAACCTATAACACTAAAATTATCATAGCCTTCATCCTTGATGAATTGCATTTGAATGTTTCCACTATATTGATATGGAATATCACTAGTACTGCTAGATATAGTCAATCCTTTTTGAATAATTTCAGCAACAATCAAAATCATCACCTCTATTCTTTATACATAACCATTTTGTCAATAAGCTCTTGCAAATTAGGAATGATATCAAATTGACTTTTAACACTTTTAATACTTATCCCATCAATTTCTACAAGATATAAAGGCATCTCACTAACTGTACCTCCATTGAATGTATCACTATCTGTATACTGTGGAACAGTTTCACCCTCTCCACTAATAACCTTTATTTCATGCTTTTCATTGACACCATCTGTTTCAAAATGAGATACGATTAGATCATATCTTTTTTGACCAACAACACCATTTTCTAATTTTATTTCTTCATAAGAACCTGGTGCAATCCTATAAAATCTTCCTTGATTAATAAACAAGCCATCATAGATCTTTAAAAGATTATTGTTTATGATTTCACATTTCAACTGTTGGCCACATTTCAACTGTTGGCCACATTTAAAAACACCATTGTATCCAAATAAACAATGGTGTATGTAAGCATCAATACTTGCTGTAACATTTGACTCATTCAATGTTATATTTTCTAGCACATCTAATCACCTACCTTATATTCAAATTTGCAATGCGAAATAATACCAGATATAGTTACCTTTAAAACTTTTTTTGTAATTTGTTCTTTAAATTCTATTCCTGTTATTTCTTCTTTGGAACCAACATAATCAAACAAAGAAGCTTCATCCGTTGTAAAGTTAATGTTAAGAGTATCCGTGCCATTCGCTTTTTCCGTCGCTTCAATAGAACTTTCTATTAATTTTGATTCATCTTCTTCATTTGAATTATCATAAAGATATGTTTTCCTTTTCAATCCTGCATACTTTGCATTTTCACTTGTATTCCATGTTCCATTATCTTGCAAAAATAAATTGACTCTTATTCTTTCGGTCAATTCACCCTTTCCAAGTGCAACGATATGGTTATACTTGCTTATTGCTTTTTCAGAGATCATGGAAATGCCATAAGAATTGTCATATCTTAGTAATTCTGATAAATCAACAATAGGAACAGCTTGTAAATGCACCTTTTTATCATAAAACGTAATTTCTAGTTTTGAAGGGATATCCGCCTTAAGTAACATTTTTTCAAGTGCATCTAATAAATTCAAATCCCTTATTTGATAATTAACACCAATATCACTTAATCCTACGTTGTCTACAACAAAAAGATCATTAAATTTTCCATGAATAAGATTATCAATGACCTGATTGGCTTCTCCATTTGCGACATAATAGGCTTGTCCATCAGGGGGCTGAACATATTCTTTTTCAAGAAGTCCTCTAAATGTCTTGCCTTTAAATGTAATTGAGTTTTTAGAAGTATCTACTTTTTTACCATCTAAGATTCCACCAAATTCACATTCTTGACAATAAAAAAGAGAACCTTTATCAAATTCTCTGTTCCATGATCCTATTGAGATAGACATTTGATAATCATTTGATGCGACGTCATACTTCCCAATCTCAAAATCAATTGATGAATTTTTTAATACACCCAGTTCTTCATATTTGTCATTTGTATATATGAATTTCATTAAAGCCACCTCGGTTCTGTTCTCTTATCAAGAATAATCAATTCGGCTTTAAAAGTTCCATCCCATCCTACAACATTTGAACCACTAGGTATTTTTGTAAAAAAGTCGCTTCTAGACATATCTCTATAATTAAAGAGATTTCTTTTTTCACCATAAACTGAAACACCAAAAATAGTATTATTAGTAGAATTTATTTCTAAATACTCACCAGCCATCAATGATGTGTTAACTTGATATAAAATATTGCCTACTTTTATATATGGATTCGCACATGGTCCATAAAATCTCATGATAAAATCAGCATCAGCTAATGAATCATTGATAGCTTGAACAGCACCCTTTTGATTGGAATATAAAAACGGATATCGATACGTATATTTCTTTATACCTGTCTGATTGCTTTTATCATCATACATAACCAAATTGTATTTCTTCTCTTTGATCCATTCCTGTTTGATACAGAAAATACCAAGTTCTACATTGGTTCTTGTATTAATATTAGCAATGCTAGTGTTTGATGAAACAATATAGCATTTAATATAATAATCTCCAAAGTACAAAGTTCCTGGTGTTTCATTAATACAATCAAGTTCAAATATGTCGCACATTTTATCCAATGTTTCTTTTCTTTCTTTTAGACTTCCTCTCAATGTTAAAGTAATTGTATAAGTATAATTACCTATACTTAAACTAACACTGTCATTTTCAATTGTAGTATTCCATTTTCTTTGATGAAGATAGCCACTTGTTGGAAGAATATTTGCATCTACAAAGTCAACACTATAATTTTGAGAATTTATATATCTTACTCTCATGAAAATACAACCCCCAAACTTTTCAACATACGAATGAAATCTCTATCACTAAAATCATTACCTGTATCACCTTTATCAGCAATTACCTTCAATAAGATAATTTACATCATTATTTGAATTTGATTTATTTTGTTCAGTATCAAAGCCTTCACTTGCTAAATCCAATGTTTGTTTTGAAATACCGTTCATTGCATCATATACATCTTTAGCGTTTGCTTCAATCCCAACTGCAATACCTTGAGGAAGATATTTACCAACTTCATCAGCCATGACTTTTGAAGGTGAATGAATTCCAAAGAAAGATTTCAATCCATTTAAAACAGCATCTCCAAATCCCTTGATTTTTCCTAAAATCCAATCTTTTACAGAATTGATACCATTCCATAGACCTTTAACAAGGTTCACACCAACATTTGTACTTTCAGAAAAGGAATGTTTAATACCATCAACAATTGCTTTTCCACATTCTTTTATCCAAGAGAGCATTCCCTTAATACCATCACCAACATTTTTAATAATATTTTTTCCTAAATTGAGCCATTGAAAAGCCATAAACGCTGAAACGATAGCTTGGATTATTTGAGGAATATTAGCCACGATTGTTGGAATTGCACTAATCAATCCCTGTACTAATTGCCAAATCAATTCTGCACCTTTTTGTAAAATTGTAGGGAAATTATCATTAATGATGTTTGCAAATGTCGTTATGATATTAGGAACATATTCTACAAGTATTGGTATTGCTGAAATGATTCCATCTAACAATCGGCTTAATAAATCAAACCCCATAGAAATCATCTCAGGTGCTTTTTGTGCAAGATTTGTTCCTATATCCTGTACAAACTGTAATATTTGAGGAAGTACAACAGGAACGTTTTGTACAAAGCCTGTTACCAAACTATTCAAAAGATCATAACCTTTTTGAAATAGAATAGGTGTTGCTGATATCAATGCAGTAGCAAATCCCTGAACAATGTTTAATGCCATTGGGACAGCATTATCAAAAAGAAATGTAGAAGCTGTAGTAATCAAATTGGATAAGGTACCTGTAACATCCCCTCCAATAGCTACATTTCCTAAAAAATCTTGTGCTGCAGCTTTCATTGAACCAAATGAACCACTAAACGTAGTAGCTGCTTCTTTGGCGGTTGTTCCTGTAATGTCTAAGTTATCTTGTATAACTCCTATAGCTGTATAAACATCCGCTAGATTACTAATATCATACTTTTGACCACTCAACTTTTGAGCATCTTTAAGAAGTCGTTGCATTTCTTCTTTTGTTCCACCGTATCCAAGCTTCAAGTTATCAAGCATGGTATAGTTTTGCTTTGCAAAACCTTGATATGCATTTTGAATATCTTGTATATTGGTACCAAATTTATTGGAATTATCAGACATATCCTGCATAGCTCGGTTAGCTATGTCGGCCGCCTTACTTGTATCGCCTTTTAAACTTGAAATCAAAGACGCTGAAAATGAAGTAACATTTTCCATATAAGCATTTGCACTGACACCTGATGTTTTATAGGCTTCTTTTGCATAAGCTTTCATTTTATCAGCGTTTTCCTTATACAACGTTTCAATCCCACCTAAAGATTGTTCTAAAGCACCACCTTCGGTAAAAGCCTGAGATACAACTTTTCCAATTCCAGCAGCAACAATGATATTCTTTATTTTTGAAGCAATTGAATTTCCAGCTTTTTCTCCTGCTTCTTCAGGATCTTTCCCCATGGCCTGTTCAATCATGCCCTTCATTCCTTCAGCAGAGGGAACAATTTGAACATATGCTTTTGCTAAATTGGTTGCCATATTATCCTCCTTCCCTTATAATCTCTAATCTTGCTTTTTCATATTCTTCAACAGTTTGAAAACCATCATTGACAGTATTTTCTTCTCCATTGTTTAAAATAAGTGATACTATCGATTTAGGAGGATTGATGCCTTTTGCACCATCTTCTGTTTTCATCCAAATCAATCTTGTCAATTCATCTGAAATCATTGATAAAAGCAATTCCCCAAAATGAACCTTTTGATTGCTCAACTTCATTTTTATTCTTGAATTTTCCCTCAAACCAACTGAAAAAGTCGCAACCATATATGCTGGAAGCGACTTATAATCATATATTTGATAAGTTTCTGCTAAATCACAAATTAAAGCATCCTCATCAGTTTTTATCATGTTGGCGAGGATCACTAGTTTTTTACATTTTTATTTGAATTAAAAATATCCATGATGTTTTCTTGCATTTTGCTTGTAAGAACTCTACCTGTTTTTTTATCTCTGCAGAATTTTTTTAATCTTTCATATTGGGCATTTCCTAAAAGCTTTTTAGCAAAAGGAACAACACTTAAATATTCATCATTGTTCATTTCACTTAAAATTTCAATAAGTTCCCAATCATCACCTACTGCATCATCTACAGAATAATGAAATCCTTGTTTTGTAATACCAGTTATCTTCATCTAGATTACTCTCCTTCTTTTTTCTTGATCATATAATCATAATGGGATGTTTCTGTTTCATCAGGAACTCCTGAAAAAGTTATTTCATAACCAATAGCATCACTATCAGAATATTTAATTTCACCAATTTCAGTAATCCCAGCACATGGAATAACAAGCCTTTTTAAAATTTTTCCTTTTAAAATCATATCAATGACCCATGAAAACTGTTCAGGTTCCTCATTTTTAGCTTTGATTGTTAATCCAGTATCTAAATCTCCAGTAACATTGCTGGATCCATAAACTGTCTTCAATACATTTACGTTCAATGATTCAATCAACTTTAATTTAAATGTATCCTCTTTTCCAGAAAATAAATTTAAAACAACAGCTCCACCCCATGCTTTTTGAGTATCTGTTTCAGGTGAGTTATTGTTTGAAACTCCATCATCTGAACAATATCCTAATGAATTGAATTTAGTATCCAATTCACTTTTTGCATCTTCTGGTAGTTTTGTACCTAAGGGTGCAACAAATACTGAACCACCTATTTTAGGTTTAGCTGCACTTACATTTTTTGCGTCCATCTGTATCTACTCCTTTCTAAAAATATCCAATATCAAACAAAGCCTGATATCGATATTTCTTTATTGTTGTATCTGTATAATCATAATCACTATTGAGATGTAATGATGTGATCTCATCCAACTCAATTAAGTCATACATGACATCTTTTACTTTTTCGTTGAGTAAAGATGCTTTATATTTTGAAGACGAATACGATTGAATAAAAAAAGTGGCCGTGTTTGTAAAATCAAATCTACTACTGCCACTTTTACCAATGAGTACATATTCAACTTCATTAATATTTTCAAATGTCACAGGAACATTCAATTTGTTTTTAAGATAATTAAAAACAATTTCTTCAATCATTTTCATCACCTCAAACTTTTTATTAATGTATTGTTTTTGTAGTTATCTTTTATTGTTTCTATTGTATCTGCTCTAACAGATGCATTTACACGATTAGTTCCAACATGAGAAGATATCTCATACCCTTCACCACCAGCAGCTGTTTTGGTTGCTTCTGCATGTTCTAGGCAAATATCCATCATTTCTTGAGATCTAAGTAATTCCCTTACACCTTTTTTATCAAGTACTATTTTAGCCATATCTTTCTACCATTACTTTCTTATTCCAATCTAAAGGAATATTTTCATCTATTCCTTCAATTGCAAAACCCAATACATGCCACTTTCTTCCTAAAAAAACAACATTGTTATCTTCCCAAGAATTTTGGTCACCTTTAGGAATGGCAAGTGTATAAACTGCTTTTTTACCGGTTAAATTTTGTGAAGTAATAATATCATTAGCTGATGATGGTGAAACAAGAACATTTTCAACTATGATTTCTCGCTCTCGATAAATAGCTTGTCCAAAAGGATCTTCATCAACCTTTATTTTTTGTAATAAAACAACAGGAATACCTTTAATCATTGCCATAAATATCAATTACACCTATTCTTTGTCTACGCAAACCTAGTCTGGCAAGCTCACTTTTTTTAATGAACAATCCTCCTCCAGGTACCAAAAAAGTACCTGATACAGAGTATCCAAGAGCTGATTGTGACATCTGTTCCATAGGTTCGCTGTTGGTTGAGGTCATCAAGTTACGAGCAATAATATCAACACATACACTTTTAACTACATTTTCATATACATCTCCATTTTCTATCATTTGGTCAAGATTTTTCCCAACTTTTTTTGCTTCTTGTCTCAAACAATCTGAAACAACAGTTAATAAAAATGTTGCCTTTTTTGTTTCAGCTACTGTTAAATCTCTAAACAGCAAAGTAACATCATCTATTGTTACAAATGGTATCATTACTCATCAGCTCCACCATCTTTAGGTGGCACATCTTTATTAGCATTCTTTTTAGGCTCTTTTTTCTTTTTTTCTTCAATTTCCCAATCACCACCACTAATAATCAAATCAGTAGTGATGGTTGCACCTGTTTTTTTATTCCTATATGTTGCCATTATTCTTTTACCACCCTTGTAAATGAATTAGCATCTAGGATTCCCCATCCCATAAAGACTTCCGCACGAATATACACTTGATTATATCCTTGTAAGTCTCTTCCTGAATTGTCAGGATCACCAAATTCAATAATTTTTAATGGAATATCTTTTGAATATCCCCATTTGAACATATTAGCGAAGTCACCTACAATTGCTTGGTCTTTTGTTTCTGAACCAAATGATACTGTATTATTTGTATCTAATGCTTGAGAACCTAATGTTGATGGTTTACCACCAAAACGGAATTCAGGATACAATGGATCTCCTGTCGTAGATTTCATTTTTGATAGATCACTACGTACTGCAGAGTTGATTACAATACCTGTTACTTCACAATCGGCATCCTCAACTGTTGCAATTGCTGTATCTAAGCAATCATCAGGATTATCATTTGCATAAGTAACGGTTTGTGTAACTTTACTATCAAAGTTATTTTCTCCTACTACTGCAGATTTTTCGCCAGTTCTAGGATTTAAACCATGGAATGCAGCGATATCTAAACCTCTAGCAACTTTTTTAGCAAATCCTTCATTAAATTCTTTTAAAATATCTAATTGTTCTTCTTCACTGGCAAACATAAATTCATTAGAAACACGAGCACCATATTCAAATTTGATTGGAACAATAATTACTGGATCCACTGAAGCTCCGCCTTCACTTTTCTTACCATTTTCAGCAACGATATCTACTTCATTATCCATAGAAAAAGTAAATTCTTTTGAACCATTAAATGGAATTGGTGTTTGCGCTGATAAAACAGCTAAACTTGATTTTCCCTTTACTTTGTTGATTAGATCCTTTGTTAATACAGGATCAAATAAATTTCCTTTGCTTAATACTGCCATTATCTTAATCTCCTTGTCTTAAATTTTTTAATAATTTCTTTAAAGCAACATTTCTTGCTTGCTCTTCATTAGCAACTGTTTGTTCACCTGTTGCTAATGGTGGTTCTTTTTGAAAAAAGCCAGCAAACGATTCAGCATCTTTACGAATTTCTTCCTCATTTGAACCTTTCAAACGTGAAGCAATAGATGAAGGCAATCCCATTTCATTTGCAATTCTCGTTTTTACTGAGTCGGACTCATATTTTGCAATTTTCCCTTCATATTCTTTTTTCATGGTTGCTAGGTCATCTGGTGAAGTATAACCTTCGTATTTTTTACTGATTTCTTTTTCATAATCGGCTTTTAATTCTGCTAATTTATCAGGACTTACAAATCCTTCATATTTTTTATTTTCTCTAGCCAATCTTTCTTTGATAGCCGTATCAAATTCTTCTTGTGTTTTAATTTCTTTAAATTCACTCATTTGTATTTCTCCTATTTACCGTTAGTAACGTAATTTGCATAAAAAAAACGAACTTTCGTTCGCTTAACAACTTATTTTTTGTTTTTTCTTAACACCTTTGTATGTTGCACATGCCCAATGGGCTAAGATTACACTATCAAGCAATGCTATTTCATGTTCTTCCATCATTGCTTTAAATCCAAAACCGCCATTTGTACCAATTGCCCTTCTTTTACAGTTGGTTACAATTTGTTTTAAAGATGGCTGGTCATTATGACATATGTTTTTTGAAGATGTAACTGCCTGTTCAAACATATTGTTTGCTACAACCACATCCGATACTTTAGGAAGTACAGGTTTCAGTTTTATTCCATAATCCTTGATTTCATCACTCAATATCTGTTGAGAGCCACTTCCATCAATAACAACTTTTTCTATGTCTGCTTCTTTTAGAAATGAAATAATCCATGTGTTGCCATTTCTAACGCTTTGACAATCAATCGATTCAACAAAAATCTTTTCATCTACCTTTGTAGCAATCGACATGGCAACATGTTTTCCATCTACACCATACTTAATGCCCACAAAAAGCTTGTTTTGAAAATTGGGAACTGTTGCAACTTTAAGATTTTCCCATTCCTTTTCCGAAAACTCACTACCCTGTGAATACGATAGCCAATGCCCTAACCTTTGAATATTGAAATCAACATCATCTGATGTAATTTCATTTTCAATTACACGTTCTGTCAATCCTTGTCCTAAGGACGGGTTAGTTTCATACCAGACATCTCTATCATATGGATCATGCATATGCTCAATGGACCATTCGGCCCAGCCTGTATTCTTGCTTTTCCCTTCTAGAACCTTATCTCTCATTTTTTGAAATACTGTACCATGAGAAATTGCAGTTGGTGGTGTTCCTAACATAATGGTTTGAGGATTGGAACTTGCTGAAATAACATACTTTAGCGCACTTTCTTGATCAATCGTGTATTCCTGTGCTTCATCAATAACCAGCACGTCATATCCTTCACCTAAACCACCTGTATTTGAACGCGTTCTAAAATTAACAAGATGATCTAATTTATAAGCTTTTCCTTTTTCATTTAATAAACGTATATTTTCTGAACCTTTTGCCTTAACTGATGTATATTCTATTTCCGCTTGGTCAAGCAGTGCACATATTGTTTCAAAAACTGAATGTGCTGTAGAAATCATGTGAGCCGTATAGAGTATCTTTTCACCATGAATTATTCCCCACATGATTCTCATAATAACATCTTCAGTTTTACCATTCCTTCGAGGCAAGCTATAACAAAAAAGGGAATGAACCCACATTTCCTCTTTATCGATTGCTAATATGTCATAAATCAATAGTTCCTGCCACTCTCTAGCAGTTCTACCGGTTTTGTTGTAAATTTCTACCGCTTCCTTCCCTTTTGTTTCAATATAAGGAAGCACTAACGAAGTTGTAGGAGTTTGTCTTCCAATTCTTTTTTCAGACATTCCTTTTACCTCCTACTTCATATTCGCTTTTTTTGGTGGTGGTCGATACTCTTCACTGACTGAATAACAATAGTTACAGTTAGGTATATAGCACTCAAAAGTGATTTTTTTCATTTTTTGATGCTTTTTCTTATCGTAATATGGTTGAATATCACTTACAAAGCATACATGTCTATGCGGTCTTAATCCTTGTGCCATAAACTTCCTCCTTTCTTCTAAAATCCGTATAAAAAAAGCGAGCCTTTTGAACTCGCTAATATTCATATTTAATTGTTATAATCCAACGGCATTGATAACTGACCGTTGTATTCTTTGATTTTTAAACTTGTATTGACTTCAGGAGACCATGATTTCAAATAATTTTTAGCATTTTCATAATCGGTCTTTAGTGTATCTCGATATGAGCCTAATTTAAAATACTTTTTATAGTCTCTCCAGATGTTACTGAAAAGCTTTCTGCTCATTAATTGATATGCTCTAGATTCAATGCCTCCTAGTACACTAATTACAGTTGTCTTGGCGATTCTTTCAAGCATATATTGTTGTGAGCTGTCAATCGTTGTTGATTTTTCTAAATCAGATACCTTTTCTTCAAGAACATCAACTCTTTGAGCTGTTTCTTCTTGAACTTTAACACTCAAAAATAAGATCTCTCTATCAGTTTTTGGAAGTTTGACTTTTTGTTCCATTTCTTCAAAACGATTAACATATTTAGCGGTAAAGATTACACCTTTTTCTCCAGTTAACTTGTTTGCTACCATTTCACAACCTTTCTTGGTTAATAGGTAGCAATTACGGGTTTCACCTTTACCATCTTTATACTCACTAGGAATAAAGAAATCTAACGGGCGCAATTTTGCGCTGGTTAAAATATCCTCATAATTACGTACTTTTTTCAATAAATCCTTATGTTTCATATCAATCATTTCAGCAACTTCTCTACTGTCGATTGTTTCGATTGTTGATGTGTTCATTAATTGATTATCCATTGAAAGCACATCCTTTCTTTTGTGCTTTTGCACCTTGAACATATCCAAATACAAAGAATTTACAAATTAAGTCAAAATGTCCTTTACTTGCTTTTTCTATTTTTCTAATATCTTCAAAAGTTAGATCATATCTAGTGTTTAACTTTCCTTTTGCGTTTTCAATTGTTTTTAATGTATTTAATCTTCCCATTGTTTTTTACCTTCCTTTTCCTCTTTTAATTGAATTTCTAGGCAAACAATGTTAAAATGCATTTGCCTAGATGGTGACATTCGTTAGTCCGTCAAAACTATTTGCGAATGTCTTTTTTTGTTTGTAAATCTTTTTTGATTAGATTTGTTACATAACTTTTAACAGTTCCGTTAGAGTTAATAGCTAGTATTTTCAATTGTTTTGCTAATTCATCATCTAATTCAACAGTCACTCTTTTCATTTTTTCACCTCCGTCAATTCAAATTTGAACTACAACACAATTATATTTATTCATTTTTGAATTGTCAATATTCAAATTTGAATTATTGTTATTTTTTTTATTCTATTGTAAAATAGTAATACGAAAGAGGTGATAATAATGAATGATGTTTTTGTAGAAAGGCTTTCTAAAATAATGAAAGCTAGAGGAATAAATCAAAAAGAATTATCTTCGCTTACAGGAATTAGTAGATCAGCTATTAGTCAATATCTTTCGGGAAAATTCATTCCAAAGGCAAAATATGTTGAAATAATTGCAGAGGTACTAGATGTTGATGAAGAATGGCTTATTGGCAATACCGAAGAAATAGCGTCTTTTAATAACAATAGCCATCGTACTACTCATTTCATACCATTTAACAATTTGAAAAATACTTCTTCAGACAGTGATTATCAAAAAATAAACTCTCTGCTTTATTATCTTCAAAAAAATCAAAAACAAAAATTATATGTTCAATTAATAAATAATCTATTATGTTTTAACACGAAAGGTCTTGAAAAAATATCCGACTATATGAATGACTTATTACAAATAGATGCATATATTTCTAAAGACTCCCACTCTAATGAGTAGGAGCTTTTTTATTTTTTATTTCTTTTCATAGTTTTTCATGGTGCTTTCAAGCAAAATAAAAACCGACTACTGTCGGTTAACTATTCATATATAAATAATATTTGTCTTTGATATTTTTTGGTGCATCTTCTTTTAATTTGATGTCACCTGTCTTTTTATCAACATAGCACCAAGGAGCAACTTCTTCTTCAAATATTTTAATAAGTTCTTTTTGCCTTTTTGTGGGATTAACCATCATAACCAAGCACCTCCATAACTAATCTGTCTAAAAATTCATCAGAAACATTGTTTTGCTTATTCAAGACAATACAATCTGCTATCAATTCATTCAATGATTTTGTATTTTTAAATGATTCTTGTGCATTTTGACTCACGTTTTTTCTTATATACATTATATCATTTGTTTCCTGATTAAGCACATAATTTCTTAGTTTTTCTTCTAAATCATTTTTGGCTTGTAATTCACTTATATTGTTTGCTTGTTGATATTTTCTTACAACTTCCCAATGTTTTTTATGACCACCTAGTTCATGATTTAATACATCATCTAAATTTTTAGATGGAAAATATGAGGTATCAACAATTTGTGAAAACTTATTACTTATCAGTTCTTCACATATAAATAAATCATTATTTATATGATCATAACAGGCAATACCCTGTAATGCATTTTTTTGAACCACCACGATATTGTTTATTTTTCCATATCGATATTCTTGATTTATTTTAGTATTTAAGTATTCACACATTCTTTTTGAATTTTGCGAATATGTTTGACAATAGATATTAGAATATTTGTCATTTTTATACGTAACAAAAGAAATCTCTTTTTTTCCTAATTTCATATTGAAGGGTTTCTTTGCACCCATAAAATTTGAATTTTTCCTAATATTTTCTCTATAATCAATTCTTTTACTCCAAACATCCTGTACTTTCTTACTGCCATCTCCAGGATCATAAACTACAGTACAGTCGCAATTCGCATGTCTTCTAAAAACATTATTACCTGTATTGCTAACTTTACTGTAATCATAAACACCAGCCATTGACTGACACCATTTACATGTTTTTCCAACTGTTGTTCTAATGATTTTAGGCCTTAACCCCGCATTGTAATGAAAATCAGCATTGTTTCGAACTGAATCATCCACGACCGACTTTGCATTGGTTTCTAATGAATCAAGAAAGCTTTTTTCACGTTGGGAATACTTATCAGCATTTGAAATATAATCAATGATACTTGCTGTTTTTTCTTTGTTATATTCAGGAACAATTGCCTTTAATCCTAAATCAGCTTTTTTATTCAAAATATTTTGTGTAGCCTCACATTGTTTGGATACCAAATCATAATTTTGTTTGATCATTGGTTCAAGTAATCTTTGAGCAATGTTGTAATACATTTTTCCATCAGGAAGCATTTCTTCGTTGATATTTTCTTGTATTACCTTTTTTAAAGAAACTCCTAATTCTTTTGCAAAAGAAAGAGAGTCGGTATAATCTACCGCTCCCTGCTTTTGTCTTATTAAAATTGATTTTATTTTTTCATTAGCTTTTATTTCTTCATCAAACTGTTTTTGAATTTCTTCTAATAAAGAAGGAACGATATCATTATTCATCTATTTCTTCCTTAAACATATCATCTATATTTGAAGTTGATGAAGATGCACTATAATCGATTCCAGTAAGTTCTTTTAGATTGTCCTTATCAAAATATCCTGGTACAGCCTGATTGATTTTAATTGCTCCATCTCCAATAACTGAAAGAGCTGAAGCATCCGGTTCAAAAATCGGTGCCCATTTGATTTTTGTTAAATAAATTTGATCTCTTGAATATGTATAACCATCTCTCAAACATGCTGCTAAAAATCCAGCATTGATAAAACCTGTAGCAAATGTTTTTTGAGCTTTTCTTGCTTTCAATCTTAAATTTTCATGTTGTGCCTTGATTGCTTCAACACTTGATGGATTTTCAGTAGAAAAACCTAGATCATCTAATGTCAACCCTGTTTCACCAGCAAAAAGACTGGCCAACATTTTTAGTTGTTCAACATAGGGTGCCATTGATTGTTGGGCAAATTGGCCTACAGTAGGCTTGTCCCCGTCTTCATCCTTTGAGATTTGCATCAATGATGAAATAGTTGCCTTCCATTTATCCATTTCAGCTCCTGGTTCAAGTCCTAAAACATATTTTTGTGGGAATGAATAGAACTCAGCGGATACTTCACTTCTTTTTAGAGTTCTCATTGCTGCTTGCTGAATAGAAATACAAGCTCTTGAAATAACTGAATGTCCAAACGGACGTTTGGCATCAGGTCTATTAATAATTGGAACCAGCAATGGATACGGAGCTTTATTTTTGATTTCATAAGGTTTTTTACCTCTCTCATAAAAATATGTAACTCCTTGAATAAAATATGCTTCAATAATAGGATTCCCTAGAACATCTTCCTCTAATATGGCATATCCTTCAACCAACATATTTGTAATAGGATCAATAATCCCTGTTGCATGTCTTCCATCAATTACCTGTAAGCGAGGCATTTCTCCAACCTTTTGAGAAATATAAATAAAAGAACATGATGTAATCAATGATGAAATAATTGCACTGTCAAACAACACATCAGGATTATTCATGTCGTATATCTCTTGCATGTTGAAATTATCATTAGAAAATTCAACAAAGGAAATTCTATCAGCAATAGAGTCAACAGCCTTTGAACACCATCCTAAACATTCTTTTAACCATCTAAATTCAGGCGGTATTACACTTGAAATATCAACCATTTGATTTTTCATTTCATAATAATCGTATCTTGTTTCGCATCTTTCTTTCCTACTAGCAAGTTTTCTTCTTAAATATCCCATTCCTTTGTATTTCATATATCTTCTATTCCTTTCATAATTTCGTTTTGAGAGCCGTTTTCATAATCCGTGAGAAAATATTCACAGTACGGCGTGAAGTCCAGAGAACGCGTTTTTAGGGGTGGTATGCCCCCGTCCTAAAAAACGATTATTTTTTGCTTTGATACGTTTTCCAATCAATTATTTGTGGCAGTATCCTGTTTGATATGACTTTTTCGGTTTTTATTGTGTTATTAGCAAAGATTTTATCACTCTTTTGTCTATTGCATGTCATATGAGCCAATTGTAGGTTATCTAAATCACTTGGATGTCCACCTTTTGCTACTGGTATGATGTGATCAATACATGGTGACAATGGATGTGGATATTTATAGCTGAAATCTACTGGCTTTCCACAAATCCCACATATAGTTTGAGTAGCATATATTCTTTTCTTGTTGTTTTCAAATTGCTTTCTATGTGCTCCATCTCTATCCAATCTTTTAACTGCCATAAGTTATACCTCCATTTTTAAACAAAACAAAAAGCTCCTGAAACAAGAGCTTTTCATAATACTTCAATTGACAACAAATCAATCGTAAATGAATTCAAGACAAAGCGTTGACATTGTGGATGTCATCTTTTTGAAAACTTCACAATAACATAATAGCACCAAATAAAGGGGGAATCTTCCACATAGAAGCACTTTTTTAATCTTTTTTTAGTAAATTCAGTAAGATGTTGTCGGCTTTTCGGTAAAGACTCTTATTGTTAACGATATTATAACGTTGTAAGCATTGTGTTTTTGAAAGATTATAATAGAAGTCCTCTATGAATTTTCTATCAAGTGCATCCATCTTGTTAAGATAATACTCAACAGTAGCAATACGTACATCCCAATGTTTTAGATCTTCTAAGTAATCTTTTTCATTTGACTGAATATAATCAACAATTGATTTTTTCAATTGATCCTTTTTATCAATCAAGTAGTTATACTTGTCAGCACTATCTTGAACAAAACCACCTAATCCATCACCTTTACCAGGAGACTTAATAAGTTCCAATTTTTCTTCAACCTCTAAAAGTTTATTTCTAAGTGTTTTAAGAGGTGCTTCATAATCGTTGATTAATTTGTCACGTTCTTTGATTAGACTCTTATACGTACGAATTTCATTTCGAATAATTGGTAATGTGTGTATTGTTAAATGCATTTGTTATCCTCCTTGTGTTTTTAGTTCTTTTAATCATGCTAAAGATGTTCGTTATACTCAGCCATTCCATGTATTTCTTAAAAGTACAATATTTTTTTCTGTTTTGCAGAATTTTTTACACTAAACATAACTTAATAAATTACTTATAACCCCTAAAAGTGTTAAATTTTTTATATTCTTGAAACTCCATGCTTTCTATTGATTTATCAACACTTTTGTGGATTGTTACTCTTAAAAATTTAACCTTGGACATTGAATATCGTAAAACACACTATTTTTTACACTTTTTCAATGTGATTACTTTGCTTGTCTCTTTATGAATTATCACTAAAGAATCTATCGTATTTTTTAGAAACCAATAATCTTTAGGATTCAATCCATTAGCAGTAATCAACTTCTTCATTGCTAAATTAATTCTTTTTGGATGTTTCATTTGTTACCTCTTTTTTAAATACGGATAGTAATCGTTGCTTCATCACACTCATTTATTGAATCTAATGAAACTGATTTTATTTCACAATCTAATAGATTACCACCTAGATTGTTTAGATTGTTTTTTTCCACTTCTGGTACAACTATTGTTGCTTTTCCTGCTCTTTGAATTAAATATTTTTCAACAGGATGTTTTTCTCTTTCAAAATATTCTCTAATTGTCATTTATTCTCACTTCCTCTTTCTTTTTTTCAACTCATAATGTGTTGCTTATTATCTTCGTCATAAAGATTTGGAAATGCTATAGAATGTGCTTCTTCTAATAAATCTAAAGCAGCAATAGCTTCATCTCTTGTACAGTTTCTATAGTCAAAATCAATAACTTTTATATGACGTTCATTGCATAGTTCAACCCATTCTTTATCAGTCATAATCAATACCCATTTTTAAGTCTTTCATAATTGATTTTGTTCTTTCTAAGGTATTCTTGATAGATTTCATCAAATGTGAAATTTAATCTTCTACTTAAAACTAATAAATTCATTAATTTATTTTTTCTGAATATTACTATGCAAATCAGTTTATGAAGTTCTAAAGCACTGATATCTGTTTCATATTCATTAATTGCATCTTTATAGTATTCTAATATTCCATTAATATCTCCAGCTACAGGTCCGTATCTTAATTCCCAGGTCATTACAAAGTGATAAACATCCACTAATTCCTCTAATACCCTTTTTCTATCTACAGGTTTTTGGCTCTTTTTCCACCAGCACCATCTACCTTTCAATTCATGAGTTAACTCTCCTAATTCATCCGTAATTGCCATTTGTAATTTATCAGAAGTCATGCTTAGTTCACCGAATTCTTTTAAAATATTTTCATTTAATGATTTTTGCATTTGAAACATTTCTTTTAATTGATTTTTTATTTCCATGTATTTTACTCCTTTTTTCTTTCAACTCATTTTGCTTCTTGTAAGTAGCTTCTAATGTTTGAGCAATCAATATTCCCTCTTTTGTAAGTTTGGGATCATCATAAATCAGTTTCTTATTACACATGATCAGTCTTTGTGCTTTTGTAATCAAAGCAAGATTGTCAAGTGTTACATTTTCTTTGTTTCCATCTAAAAACAACAGTGATTTACCTTCTGGAATGGGTCCATATTCCTTTTCCCATAACAAAATATGTTTTGGCTTCCAATTGATCAAGTGAGAATATTTGACACCTCTTTCATCAGATACTTTGACATAAATATATCCATCCGACCTTTTTCTTTCAGCGCCAACAGGTACCCAGTTTTTGGGAGTATGTCCTTTTTGAAATTCAGTTTCAACCGAAAGATGTTCTCCTTTTTGAATCGGATTGGCTGGTCTAGATCCTTTTTCAAATCTTCCCGTAAGCCCTGAAATTAAATGAAGATTTCTTTTTTGTGCCTTTATTTGCTGACATGAAAAAGAAGTATTGAATTTTTCATTCATCAGTCTTGTACACTCTCTATTGCTGATGCCTTGATAAATCTTTTTTAGATATTCGACCTGTTCATTGTTCAAAAGCTTTTTACGTTTGATTCTAGAATAATCGACTTTAGAAATCCCAGAAATAATTTTGTGATTATCCTTGTAGCTTTTCATAGTTTTAGCACTCAAATTCGTTCCAAATTTCTTATTGAACATATCTGCTACTTCGGAATTCAACCGACCAGGAGCAATTTCAAGAATGTAATCTCGCATTTCCTGCGTATATCTCATGCTCATTTTTTGACTTCAATACCTAACATTTTTGGAAGCACGGGAGTTTCCCTGTTGTAATCAGCTTGAAATTGAGCGGCTTCAATGTGAACTCTGGCATTATCAACAATTTGAGCACTTATATCTGCCATTGCTCTGCTTCTTTTAATTTCGGCTTGAAGTTCTTCATCCGTAAGATCATCATCATTCAGTCTTTCTAATTGCTCCATCAAGATATTGTGCATATCCGTTAGTTTATTTCTTGGCATTATTCCACCTCATTTCTACTTTGTAGCAGCAATGTATACTCTGCTTCTTTCTTTTTCTGCATCATCATTTTCCCAGCACACATATCTAAGTGTTGTTGCTGGTTCATCGTGATTGTACATTTTCATAAGAGTAATGACATTGCCACCATTTTTAATATAAAAATATCCAAACGTTTTTCTAAGGGAATGCATTCCAAAAGTAGAAACAACACCGACCTCATCTGCATTTTTCTTCATGATCTTGTAGCCCATTTCACGTGTCAAAGGCAATACATAAGAAATACCTGACTGCTTTTTCTTTTGACCTTTGAAAAGATAGTCATGATCAGCTAGATGATTTCTTTCAATGTAATCCAAAACATCTTTATGAAGCCTTTTATCCATACGATAATGTTGCATTTTACCTGTTTTTAGCTCTTTGATATGAACATAGCCTTTTTTTACATCAATAACTCTTAACTGCAAAAGGTCATTTGCTCTGAAAGCAGTATTGAAGCCTAATAAGGCAATCATATAATTACGATCAGCTTGATATCTTTTTACATCAGTTGTCGCAAGATCTCTTTTTAAAAGAAGATTATTCATAAAAGAATTCAATAATCTCTTATCTTTGATTGGCAATGTTTCTTTTTGACCTTTGAACGTTTTTACTCTTCTTTTCGCCATGTTCATTCTCCTCACATTTGAATATTTTTACATTTTTATTACTTTATAAATTTTTTACTTCCATTTCTTTGATTTTTAAATGACAATTGTCCAACAATTCGTCTACTCCTAAATTTTCTTTTTTAGAAACATACACAAGCAAAGAAATTGCTGATAAAAGAATAAACTCATTGTTACAATCCTTTGTCCCACCAATTCTAATTTTTTCTTGGGGGCTTTCCTGTACAACCTGAACAATCATATGCTCTTTTCCTCCTAATCGTACTTTTCAAGCATAGAAAGTGCTTCATCATCAATCGGTATTTTCTCAACTGGTTCTACATAGTTGCTTTCTTTTTGAAAATCCTGATAAATATTCTTTTCAAATGCGCTTTTAAAATAATTCATCCGATTTTTTAAATGTTTAGTTTTCATTTTTTTCAAAATGTACTCACATTTGCAATTGATATCAATGCCGTTAAAAGATTGCTGATACGTATTTACAAGGTCATCAACAAAACTCACTTCATTCTCTAAGATTAAATCTTTTTTTAAAAGACATTCAGTAATGTAATTTAAACGAGGAGCCTGCTCCTCAGTTTTATCTTTCTCTTTTATCTTTTTATCTTTTATCAATGTATCTGTATCAGATACAGATACTGATACAGATACATAGGGGTTAGGGTTAGGTTCTTTTAGGTTACGGCTAGGGTTATTTAGGTTTTGTTTAGGTTTTTCTAGGTTATGTCTAGGTTCTTCTAGGTTTTCTTTTATTTCTTGAACAACCTCTTTGTTTTTCTTAGGTCGACCACCCTTTTTTCCATTTTCAACACTTGCAACATAACGTTTATTTGCATTATCAATTGTAGGAATCATAGCCGTTAAAAGTGCCTTTGTTATTGGTGATAGATCATCCCTCATTTCACCTGTCAAACCATACTCGGCAAGTGCCTTATAAACCTCAAGCTGCATTGATTCATCAAGTGCGTTGATTGAATCATAAAAGCTTTTATAAAATATAAACCCGTCTTTTTTTTGAATATTTCCCATATAAAATAACTCCTTTTTTAGGAGCTATTCTATAGCCCCTTGAAACTTATTATTTGCATTTACTACTTTTCCTTTTTCTTGCAGCCTTGAACCAACAACAATTGGTGGAAGTTCTGGAGCAACTTCACCATCAAGATTGATTTGCCCTTGAACAACACCACCTAATTCTGAAAGTTTTGAACCTAAGAATTCACCTGTCGCAGGTTCAAATTCTCTCGTATTTACTAATGTAATAGGTTCGTTTAATTTAGGTGAAAGTTTTGGTGTAACCTTATATCCTACTGTCAATTCATTTCTTTTTTTGTTTGGTGTAATTCTAATGCTTACCTTAATTTCTCTCGCTTTTAAATCCGTACTTACATCATTGATATTGAACATCACTTGTTCCAATGCGTTATCGATTTGACGAATGATGTTTCCACCCTCAATATCCAATATAGATCTGCTTCTATTCATAGTAGTCACCTATAAAGCGAGAATTACATCTCTTTTTTCAATTTCTTTATCAAGAGCTACTTTAAAGTATTCTTTTAATCCATCTTGAACTTTTCTTTCAAAAATTCCTTCGTCACACACCATTAAAGCTACCTCTCCATCACGGCTAACTCTTAAATTAAACTTTCTTCTGATTTGATTAAGCTCTGGATAAGTTCCAATAGGCGTTAACGCAACAATTGGATTGATTGTAACAGCTTCATTTGTGTTAACTCCTTCAGTTACTTTCAATTGTGCTCCAATTCCATTATCAACTGCCTCAACTTTACTCACTTTATATAATTTAGATATGCTTTGAATAAAATTATCAGTGTTTTTGTCTTGTACAAAACAAGTATTAACGTTAATGATCATTTGTTCAGCAGGAATGAAACTGTTCAAAATAGCCTTTGGAACAATTGGATTTGCTACGAAAATTAATTGTCTTTCATATGTATTATCTATAGAAGTGTATACTCTGATATTATTTCCTCTAGCGGTTATAATTACTGGCAAATGAACATTAATTCCTACGCTATCATTTTCAACGAAGCTTTTGATCATTTCTTTAAGTGCTGTAAGGCTTTTAACTTCAACAGGTTCAATCTCTGGTACTGTGAAACGAGTGAGATTTTCTCCTTGATGAATATATCTTTCGCCAAAAAGTATTTTTTCTTCTACACTACAATTTTCTTTGGCGTTTGCTAAATCTTGAATTTTTTCTATTGCTTTTGCTAACATTTTTCTTCCTCTTTTCATTTAATATTTTTACTGCTATAATTTGTTTGAAACTGAATTTAGAAGACGACATTTATTTGTTGTCTTCTTTTTATTAACTTATCTTATCTATATAAATCACCCCTTTATTGAAAAATAAGGCACCGTTGAGTAAAAAACGCTAGAAATACTTTTTTTATGTCACTTGCTCTTCTTTAAATGTTTGTGTTTTTTTATTCAAATAATGTTACAGGGAAGTATCACATGAATAAAAACGGTGCCTAGAGGCTTATTATTACCTCTTAGCAAACACAAAGGGATGGTGATTTTAAATATACATACAATGTTTATAGAGGAATCCTTTGTATTTGCTAACAAGCAATAATGCTTGTTATTTAAAAAAACTGTGACAAAATAGATTTAAGCTCTTCATGCGCCTCTTTTGGAAGTTCTCCAGGCATATTTTCTATGATAAAGTCATGAATTTCTTCCATTGAACATCCTCTTGAATACATGTCACTTGCTTTTGTAGCAAGATCTACAGAAGATGCAAACTCTGCTTTTCTTCTTAATTTTTTTAGTTCTTCTTGAACTAGTTGAACAGCCGAATCACCAAATTCCATAATATCCTTTACAGATATTTTTAGACTTTCAGCAGCTTTTGCTAGTTCATCTTCAACAAAGTACGCATTAATTCCAAAACCGTTCTTTGTTATAATAATTTTCATTCCAAAAGCTTCATGTGATAAATCAATATCTTCTTTTACTACATCAGCTTGACTACATGAAAAAGAATAAGAATCTTCTTTTTCGTCATATGTTCCGTTTTCTTTAACAAATTCTTCCATACTTTTTTTATTCATAATTATTTCTCCTAATATATACTTCTACGCTGTATTTTTTTATCGTTGGGTTTTCAACAAAAATATCTATTCTATTGCCTTTAATTGCACCACCGCAATCTTCGGCAAGATATTCATTTCCATTGATTTTTATAATCGAACCATATGGAATGATTTCAGGATCAACAGCAATCGTCTTACCTTCTTGAGCAATTACACCTGTTGATGTTAAACTTCCATACTTGTCCTCACCTGGCCAGTAATATGTAATTGTAAACTGACCTAGTGCTTTTCATTTTGATAATTCATCTACTTGTTTTTGAAGTTGGTCTTTTTCAACCGCCATACATTCATACATTGCTTTGTACTTTGTATATTCTTGAAGCTGACCTTGCATATCATTGAGTTCGTCCTTGTACAACTCAATTTGTTTACTTTGTTCTTCATACTTTGCTTCTACTGATTTAGCTTGAGCATAACCAGTTCCTGCAAAGATTAAACTTGCTACGCAAGCACCAAACAATGTAACCTGTGCTTTTTTCGTTAATCTCATATTTGCAATTCCTCCCGAATTTGTATATAATTTAATTGCTATGTTGTGCTGATAAGTTTTACTTATCGGCCTTTTTTATTAAATCCATAATTGTTTCTCTACTGATTCCTTCTTTAATCAAAACATCAATAGGAAGTTCAGCTTGAGAATAATGCAGATTATACTTATATTTAAGTTCTCTAATCTTTCTATAAACATACTCTCTACTTCTACCCATGAATATTAAAGAAAGATATTTAACAGATAGCATTTCTATCTCCTCCTCTATTAACTGTTTTTCTTTAGAAATAATGATTACGTACTCCTCACATTTTAAAGTTCCTTCTCCAACCATCTTCGAAAAGAGTTTGGCTTTAAATCCTGTACCTTTATAAAGTTGGTTCAGTTCATAAATTTTACGTTTTGCGTATTCCTTATCTCCATACCATGGAATTCTTACTGCTGGCATATTTCCCACCACCTTTCATAATGATCTGACTAAAATTGCAAGACAGTTACCAACAAAACAAGAAACTGTAATAACTGCTGCTATACCTTTAGATGTCATAACTTACCCCTCCTTTTTGCTTTGGTAATAGTTCTTGCTAATTCCCACCATGATTTTTCATACCAATCACGACTTTCTTTTAAAATCACACAAGCAATAACTAGTACAACATTAAGTAAAATTGAAATACATAAAATCCATTTCATAACTACTTATCCTTTCTACTACTGACCATCAAGGAACCAACCTCTTTTAATAAAAACTTGTATGGTATTAGTTCTTTTTTTGTTTATACTCAGTAAATCATCAATGCTATTTTGGAAATTATTGGAGGCTTTGAGATTGACTCCTGGATGATCAGTAATTTATTTAATTTTTTTCGACATCTTTCATCTCTTTCTTTATAATTAAGTTATCGGTACGGCAATATCGAAATTTAATTATAAAGTGAGGTGAAATTTATGTGTAAAAAATGTTTTTTTGTATCTCCAATCGGTGAAGAAGATAGCAAAGAACGTATACGTTCAAATAAAGTTATGAAATATTTACTAAAACCTGTTTTAAGCGATTTAGGTTTTAAAATTACCCGTGCAGATGAAATTAATAGTACTGATAAAATTGATGATTCAATTTATAAAAATTTGTATAAATCTGATTTAGTTATCGTTGACATAACAGGTTTGAATCCTAATGTCTTTCTTGAACTTGGATATCGCATGTCATTAAATGATCATCTAGATAATTTACCATTGATAATCATTAAAGATGAATGTGATAAAAGTAAAATACCATTTGATATAGTTACTCATCCGGTAAATCAATATACATTTGACGTTGAAGGTTCAGATGATTTCAAAATTAAATTAAAATCAATAATAAATGCTATTGATTTTAAGCAAAAACGAGTAACATTAGTTAATGCAAAAGGTGAAAGACTATTTATCAAAGATTAATAAAGAAATAACGAAACACTACAACTCTCTTTTAAATCATCTATTAGAGATTGAAGTGTTTTTATTTTGTTTTCTAATAATCCATATTCATCTTCAGATAGTTGACTTTTCATATTACTGACAAGATCTTCAAATGAATGACTTAATGAATTTAGTTTTTTTGGATATAGCTGAATCCCTTTACAATGAATTACAATATCTTCATCTTTTTTGCTCTTTATAAATTCATCCATTGATTCAATAACGTAAGTACTATTTTTATCTGCATCAACTTTTATATTTGGCTTAATTAAACGCATGTCGACATCTTGAGATGTTTTCATATACCCATCTCTATCTTTTGACATATTTTTCACTCCTTTTATTTGTTTTTTGAAACAATTCATACTTCCCGTTGAACAAGCAACTCATTTTTATGTAATCAACATAATTTCCTTCTTGATCAACAAGCTCTAATTCAGGCATTCCTCTTTTTCTACATTCATTACACATACAAATGTAATTTACTTTGTAGGTTTGATTACCATCTTTTACGAATAAATCCATTCATGTAATCCTCTCTTTCTAATCTACATTTTGTAGATTAGATTCTAAAAAAATAATATCATTTACAGAAACATTTAAAATTGTTGCTAGTTTATCAGCTTCTTCCATGGTGATATTTTGAGGTTTTTCTTCCATTCTTGCATAAGTATTTCTATGACAACCTAATTTATTTGCCATATATTCTTGTGAATAGCCTCTTGCTCTTCTAATTTCATCAAGTTTCATTCGTGAACTCATATTGTCACCTCCTCTTTACGCACTTTATTTTATCCTACGTTTTGTAGAATGTCAATAAAAATATGCAATTTGTAGAATTACTTTTATGATTTGCTTTATTTATTCTACATTTTGCATTATAATAGTAGCGAAAAGAGGTGTTATAAATGAAAACACAATTTGGTACGATTGTAAAACAATTACGTGAAAGAAAAGGAATGGACCAAAAACAACTAGGTGAAATTGTTGGTGTGAGTGATAAAACAGTTTCGTCTTGGGAGATTAATAGAACGGAGCCAAAAATGGGAATCGTTCAGCAACTTGCTGATTACTTTGGCGTTTCTACAGATTATTTAATAAAAGGTAATCAAGATGATGCCATATATAAAAAAGCTAGTATTGATTATACCAGTGTACCTTTATACGAAGATGTGTGCTGTGGAAATGGTGGATTCGTAGATGAAAATATAATTGACATGATTCCAGTACCTAGTAAAGGATTAAATCCCCGCGCCGAATATTTTGCTCAATATGCTAAAGGCGAGAGTATGAAAGATGCTGGTATTAATGATGGAGATCTTCTTATATTTGAAAAAACAGATAAAGTTGATGATGGAGTTATTGGATGTTTTTGTAATGAAGACAATGTTGCTACATGCAAAAAATATAAAGAGCTTAATGGGATAGTAATGTTACAACCTATGAACATTGAATTTGAACCAATTATTATTGATCCATTAAAAGATAATTTTAGATGTTTAGGCAGATTAAAGAAAGTTATAAAAGATTTTGATTGGGAGGATTAAACATTGGTAAAAAGTATTTTTGAGCTAGAAAAAAGAACAGACATAAGAAAAGAATGCTTACGTATAGAGAAATATTTAGCCAAACCACAATTTAGGAATTTCGACGGATACTATCATAACAATACATTTTGGAGTATGGTTAATAGTTGTTTCAAATTATGGCCCTATCGATATACTGCAACAAACGCTTCTGATTTCTTTGATTTATTAGAATTACATACAAAAGTCGAAGAAATGAACAATACAGAATATTTTTATTATTTACAATTTATTTACGATTTTGTAATGTGGGTAGCATCATATTATTATGATGCTGATATTTATGGAATAAATTTTAATAAAAAAATTTTGGATCTATTCATTGACAATCAAGACGAATTTGATTTAATTACCTCAAACATCAAGATTATAATGGATTTTTCAAATTATTCTATAGAAAAAATCAACGATCATTACACATTCATAAAACGTGATGCTGATACTGATAGCATATTATCAATTATCGAAAATGAAAATGATTTAAGATTAGCATTACTTGAATACAATGATTTTAGAATTGAAAATGATATAAATGAAAAAAGAATTATTTTGAAAAAATTAGGTGATTATTTAGAACCGAAAAGAAAAGAATTTAACTCTATTAATAAATCATTAACTGACGATATATTCTACATGCTAAACAAATTTTACATAAGGCATAATAATGATGGAAATATTAAATTCGATTCTAACACTGACTATATCAAATGGTATGATAAACTTTTTAAAATGATTATTCATTTAATTAGAAGTAAATATATTCTTGATGTTCAAAGGGAATTGAAAGATTATAAAAAATAATCAGCAAAGGAGGAAAAACTGATGTGGTATTTATTATCTATATTAGGATGTATGATTATTATTAATATTGCTTTACTTGGATATATTCCACGAATAAATTTCCCTATAAGTAAATCTTACTCATTTTTTATATCCCTCCTAAC